CATGCCTCCGACGCACTGGGTTACGCGGTTTGGGAGTTATTCGGAGATAAGCCGAGAGCGGGTGAGAAAAAGGAGCGTCTTCTGTGAAGCGTGGAGTGAAATCAAATGATGCAAATTGACCGGGAGCATCCGAGCCTAAAACATAATCGTCATATCTGGCGCATGTATCGCGACTTATATGTGGGCGGCCACGAGTTCAAGTCTCATGCGGGATTGTACCTCAAGCAACGCCAGAAGGAAGCCAACGACGTCTACTTTGAGCGTCTGGACAGGGCTTTTTATGAGAACTATATCGGCTCGATCGTGGACTGGTATTCGGCGACCTTGTTTCGCCGGGAGCCGAGCGTGCAGTTTCAAGGCGGCCTGGAGTCGGGACAGACGTTCTTTTCGGATTTTATAGACGATTGCGACCTGCGCGGCACCACGCTGTCGGCTTTCTTTCGCAAGAGCTTCACGGACGCACTGGTGACGGGACAGAGTCATATCCTGATTGACTTTCCGCGGTTGGACATTTCGGCCAGGAACCGGGCGGAAGAAGACTCCGCCGGGCTTTCCAGAGCGTTCCTGATTCGTTATGAAGCGGAAGATCTTATTAATTGGAGCTGCGACGAACGCGGCGACTACGAATGGATTGTGCTGCGCACCAAACTGGAGCGGCAGTTGAGCGTGGATTCACCGACTATCGTGAAGGAAACGTTCTGGACTTACTACGACAAGACACAGTTCCGGCACTACAAACAGGTGCAAACGGCCGATGGCCCGGCGCCGATAGAACTGGTGAGCAGCGGACCGCATGCCATGGCCCGGCAAATGCGAGTGCCCCTGGTGACGCTGGAGATGAGCGACGGATTGTGGCTGCTGAATAAGGCGGCGCATCTGCAGTTAGAGCACTTCAACAAGTCAAATGCGCTGGGTTGGGCCATCACCATGGGCCTGTTCGCGATGCCGGTGATTTACTCGGACCGGGAATGGAATCAGATTGTCGGAGAAAGCTATTACATTCAACTCGGACCGGGCGACAAATTCGGCTGGACGGAGCCGGATGGCAAGGTATATCAGATAGCTTCGTCAAATCTAGAGACTTTAAAGGAAGAAATCTACCGGGTTTGTTACCTGTCGCAGGTTTCAGGCGAAGGGGTTTCCGGACACGCGCAATCGGCCATGAGTATGCAGATTGAGTTTACGGTGACGCAGGAAGTATTGCGAGCGTTTGGCGCAACAGTGAAAGACTGCATCCGGAAAGTTCTTTCCAACATCAGCGATGCACGGCAAGATGAGGTGCAGATTTATGTATCGGGGATGGATGAGCTGGACATAACGGATTTTGGCACGGAACTGGACCAGGCGACCCAGCTTCTGCAGTTGAATATCGGATCGCCGCTGCTGAAACGGCAGATTTATCAGCGGCTAGCGTTGAAGTATCTGAACGATGCCCGGCAGGAGACGAAAGACCAGATTAGCCGCGAGATAGAGGCGGCGACGAAATAAGGGAAAGAGCAAAAGATGTCAGAACAAAAGCCAATGGAAAATGAACCGGCAGTGATGCCGGACGTGAAAGATATAGTGCGCCAGGCCATTCAGGAATTTGTGCAGTTTGAGCAGCGCAAAGCGGAGCCGGCCTACAAGGCGGAGCTGCAGGACGAGCGGAAGCGCCGCGAGAGCCTGGAGGCGCGAATGAATCAACTGGTGGAAGAGAACCGCAAATCACGCGCCATGGCGGAAGAGGCGGACAGAAACTCACAGATCCGGACTGAGTTACAGCGCATGGGCGTAGCCAAGCTGGATTTGGCCTTTCGTGCGGTGAAAGATGACATTGTACGGTCTGAAGACGGACGTTTACAGTCGCGCGGAGCAGATGCCAAGTCACTACAGGAGTACCTGGCGCAGTTTGTGCAGGAGAATCCGGAGTTGCTGCCTGCCCGCATTGCCGGAGGAAGCGGCGCCAAGGCTCCCGTGAGAAACAACACGGTAGAAGCAGCGGGCGCGGTGGATATCAACAAGATTAAACCCGGAATGAACAAAGAAGATCTCGATCAGGTACGCCAGGAGATTGCCCGTCTTGCGTCGCAAGCGTTAAGGGGAGTCTAGACAGCTAGAAGAAGGAAAGCCGGGCGGCGCTTGCTAACGCGCACGGTTCAGTTGAAACGCAGGTTGACTGATCTGCCTGCATCGGGATGGAAGCGGCGTTTTTCGCGCCGCTATTTTTTTTAGGAGACTTATGTCGACAATTACATCCGCTAATTTAGCGAACGCTATCGTCAAGCTGGTGGCCGCGGACGCGCTGCCTGCGTTGATGGGCAATCTGGTTATGGGGAACTTAGTGAACCGTGACTATGAGCCCGTTTTAGCCCATTCGGGAGACACGGTTAACGTGCCGATTCCGCCTGTGCTGGTAGCGAATAACATTGCTGAGGGGGGCACCGTGCAGCCTCAGAATCCGAATCTGGGAAATGCGCAGATTGTGCTGAACACGCATGCTGAAGCCACTTTCCAGATTCCCGATGTGACCAAGGCACTGGCTTTTCCAGAGTTGCTAAAGGCTTACATGCAACCGGCCGTGGTGGCAATCGCGTCGCGGGTTGAGCATGACCTGCTCAACCTCTATGGCCAGTTCACCGCGAACACCCCGCTCGGGACGGCGGGCACACCGATCACCGAAGCAGTGATTGATTCGGCTGAAACCGCACTGTTTACGGCGATGGTACCGCCCAGCGCGCCAAAGTATCTGGTGGTTGATTCCAACAGCTACTCGGCCATCCGCCAGATCCCTCGATTCAGCGAGTATTACTCGGCTGGAGAAGCGGGTCTGCGCGCCCTTGTGGAAGGAAACGTCGGAAAGATGAAGGACTTCTTTATCTTCCGCTCGCAGTTTGTGCCGGTAACCGGCGCGGCCAGCCCTAACACACATAATCTTGCGTTTACCCGGGATGCCATTGGGCTGGTGGTTCGCCGCCTGCCCCAACCTCTTCCCGGAACCGGCGCCGTGGCCGAATATGCCGAGATGGGTAACTTCGGTATCCGAGTTGTGATGAGCTATCAGCCCAATACGCTGGCTCAGCAGTTCACGGTTGACGTGCTGTACGGTTGCGGCGTGTTGCGCAACAACTTCGCAGTCCAGATCAACAGCTAGCTCGGTGATCTAACAGTAACTAACCCGGGGAGCTGCTAAAGCGGCTCCCCATTTTCATTTAAGGAGAAGCATTGTGGACGTCAGACAATATTTTCGAAAGTTAAGAGAGATAGAGACAGCCCTGACAGAACCGTTTCCACTGGTTACAAGCCTGGAGAATGCCGACGGCGGAAAGCCGGGCGTGGTTTCGGAGGTAAGCCGCGAACTTGCCGCCAAATTACTGGTGGAAGGGCGCGCGGTGCTGTCTACCGAGGCCGAGGCGGCTGAGTTTTGGGCGCGCCAGGCAGCAGAGAAGCTGGCCATCAAAAAGGCAGACATGGCGAGCCGGCTGCAAGTAACCATTGTTTCCGATCCGGAAACCGGCGAGTACAGCGGCAAGAAGGCGGAAAGAAAGTAAACGCCAATGGCACTCTTCACTGACGACAGCGTAATTACGCTTGACGATCTTTTGGGCTACGAAGGCACGCTGGTGCAGACGGCCTCAAGCCACGGTATTAACGTAGATACGAAAATCTCGCTGGCCACCAGCGCCGTTAGTGACAGGGTGCTGCTTTGGCTGTTGAGTATGGGCATGGCGGACCCACAACATCTATACAGGCGGAATCTGGGCCTGAGTACTGTGGTGGTTTTGCCGGCGCTGCGCCGCTGGCTTACATTTGAATCGCTGACTCGGGTGTTTGCGGAAGCCTATAACCTGCAACTGAACACGCGTTTTCAAGGGAAGCTGACCGAGTATCAAAGCGAGACCTCGGCTGCCTCGGAGACGGCCTTTCAGTCTGGAATCGGAATTGTCTATAACCCTCTGCCGAAGCCGGCGCTGCCGCTGGTGTCAGTGCAGACGGGCAACAGTCCTGCCTGTGCATTCTTTGTGCAGACAACGTGGGTTAATGCGTTAGGAGCGGAGAGCGCTCTCAGTCCGGTGAATGGTGTGGTGGTGCCCGATAGTTCGTCTATCTCAGTAGGCATGGCGGAGGGAACTATGAACACGCCTCCGTCTGCCGTCGGCTGGAACATCTATGTCGGCGTGGATGAAACCCAGGCCACCATGCAAAACAGCACGCCGCTGCCGGTGGGTGCGACGTGGGATTTGCCCACCAGTGGAATTATTGCCGGAATGCTGCCTGTAGACGGGCAGCCACCCGACTATTACATACAAACGTCGAAACAGATCTTACGGGGTTAGAATGCTTCCCTTGACTCTACTTGCAGCTTCGAAGGTGTCATCCCTTCTAACGGATAACAATGCACTACAGCAGGCGGTGTCGGCTTTAGGCAGTCTTTACGGCGTGACTCTGCCAGCCATTGCTGCCAGCGATATCGTGGTGAGCTCTCTCGGCCAGGACCTTGCCGACCAGAATGCGCAGCTCAGTTTTCCCAGGGTCTGCAGCTATACCACGCAAGTTAAGAACACGCAGAGCATGAAGTTCCGCTCCTTCTCGGGGTCGGCGTTGGTGGCCTCGGATATCTGGTTCAGCGCGGACCTGCTTGCCGATACGGACACCGGTCTGCACTATTATCTGGAAGCGATTACCGCGATTTTGCGCGCCAATGTGGGCGATTGGGGCGACGGATTTTATTTTTCGGGCATTTATGATTCTCAGTTGCAACCGCCAAAGCCGGGCGGATTCGGATTCTTAGAAATGGCCCGCGTTACCTGTTCATTGGACGTGAACCTCAACTAGGAAGAGAACTAAGTGCCGAACTATATCTCATCAAACGCGAACCGTTTCTACACGGTAATTGAAACGGCTTTCGGGACAGCAGCCGCCATTGACGCGACCAATCGCATGCCAGCCGTGCAACTACAAGCGCACCAGGCTACGCAAATCTCCCGGCGGCAAGATAAGACGGGAACCCGCACCTATCTGGGTGAACCGGCGAATCCCAGGCGGAACACAGCGTTTGAAGTGAAAACTTACCTCTCGTCATGGGAAGGCTTTGGGATGCCCGGATATGGGCCTTTGTTTCAATCGGCGCTTGGCGGTCTGCCGCGGGTATGCAATCAGCTAACTGTTGAGTCGGTTCCTGGGGCCATGCAGTTGCAAACGACGGTTCCCCACCAATTAAATGTAGGATCTGCCGTTTCCACCGGGGCCGAGATACGGTTTGTAACATTCGTGAATGATCCGCAGACAATTTCGTTCAACGCACCTTTCTCCGTCCTGCCGTCGGTGGGGGCATTGCTGGCGCCCACAGTGAGCTTTGGTCTTGCCACGAGCCTTCCGAGCTGCACGCTCTATGACTACTGGGACCCAACCTCTGCGGTAAGCCGGGTGGTTGCGGGCGCCACGGTAGATTCCCTGGACATCAGTTTGAATGGTGACTTTCACGAGTTCGTTTTTGCAGGATTGGCCGCCGATCTGCTGGATTCGGCCAGTTTTCAGAGCGGTGAGGGCGGAGTTGGCGCCTTTCCCAAGGAACCAGCCATTGGCGCGTTTGATTACTCGATCGTGGCGGGACATCTGGGAGAAGCATGGATCGGGTCGGCTCCAAACCAGTTTTTCACGCTGACGGCGGCGGACGTGAAGCTGAAGAATAACCTGCAACCGAGAAATCAGGAGTTCGGGGCCATTTATCCGAGATCCATGGCGTCCGGAGCACGCCAGGTGTTGGCAAATTTCTCACTGTTCGCGCAGGACGATGCGCAGACAGAGGCTCTGTACACGGCGGCCAAGCTGCGAACCGCGGTGGCTATGATGCTGCAGCTTGGTCAGCAGCAAGGCCAGATTATGGGCGTCTATCTGCCATCGATTGTGCCTGAAATGCCCATGTACGACGACCGCGAGACGCGGTTGATTTGGGAGTTTTCCGGGAACGTGGCGAAAGGGGTGAACAATGATGAGCTTTTTATCGCATTTGCATAGCGCGGCGAAGTATGAAAGCCAAAGTTGGCATGAGAGCCAGTCAGTTCCGGGCGTTCGCTTCGCAGTGCGGAAAGCATCGCTGGGGCAGCGGATAGAGCTGATCACGGCGATGCGGGAACTGACCTTGAAGTACGAGTTTCTGAAGGCCGGCGAGATTGCCGACCAACTGGACGCTTCGCTGGGGGATTTGCTGGTTCGGAAGCTTTATCTGGATTGGGGGCTGATGGAACTTCGAGGCCTGGCTATTGATGGCGAGACGGCTGACAAGGAACTGTTGATTTCGAAAGGTCCAGAGGCTTTGGTGGAAGAGATAACAGCGGCTGTACAAGCCGAGATTGAGTTATCGGACGAAGAAAGAAAAAACTCTTAATCGCATTTCATTTTCAGTTCTCCGCACCAGCCGCGTGGAGATGCGATACTTGCCGGGCGAGCGGCTTGGTGAAGCTGAGGAATTGCGCGCTTGAGGGCGTGTTGAAAGAGAATTCGCGGCCCGTGTGGGCCAGAGGCCGGATTGTGTCGAAACAGTGTCCGAAGTCAATTATTACGGGGTCAAGCCTGTACTGGCTGGAGAAGTTCCGGCTGTGGAAAGTGACCGGGAGCGGCCCGATCTGGGAGATGGACGCAAAGTGTGCGGACGCGCTGTTGTTGTTGAACGAAGAATGGCAGAAGGAGATGGAGAATGGCAAATTCTAAGAAAAATCTGTTTGGCGCGCCGACTAAGGTGCCCACCGCGAAAATCACAACACCGGCCACGCCCAAACTGACCAGCACTTCAGCACTAAAGACTCTGAGCGCCAGCGGCACCTCGAAGGTCTCGGCTGTCAATTTCGGCAGTTTCCGTTCAAAGGCCACCACGTCTACCCAGGGTTCGAGATGGGGTAGCTTGCTTCAGGCAGCGACTTCCGGCCAAGGGCTGGCCGGAGCCCTGGGAGGCGGATTGAGTGCTTTTGCCGGTTTGGGCGGTCTGGTTGGAGGCATTCTAAGTCTGTTCGGAGGCGGTAAAAGTACTCCCGCGGCTCCGGTGCAATTTACGCTTCCGCAGTCTCAGCAGGAAACGGTGTCATTGCATCAACAACCGGTGTCAGTGACGCAAGGGTCTGTAGGCACGAGTTCTGGCAATGCGCCGTTGACGGTGGCATACCAGCCGAGCGCGGTGCCCGCCGGGAATGCGCAGGTGGTGCAAGTGGTGAAGCAGGCATTGCTGAATTCAAGCTCGCTAAACGATGTGATTGCAGATATCTAAATGGCTACTTTCCCATTACTCAGTTCAGGCGCGGTGGCGCAGTATCCACTTCCGCTTACCTATCAGAGCGCAACGCAGGTGATTCCGTTTATAGACGGGTTAGACCAGCGCTTTTGCCGGCAGGCCGGGGCCTTGCGCGCCTGGAACGTTAAATTGTCGCTGCTGAGCGAAACAGAAACGCAGCAGGTGGAGGGGTTTTTTCAGACTTTGGATGGCCAGTATTCTACTTTTGACTTCCCCGACCCGTATAGCGGCTTCACGGTGCCAAACTGCCGGTTGGGCGCGGCAGACCTGATCACCACTTACACCGACGTTGATATTGCGTCCACATCTTTTTGGGTAATTGAGACAAATGGCTAACCTATTTTTCCCCCAGCTTTCCAGTGGTGCGATGGTGCAATACCCAATTCGTAAAACGCGGCGCCAGAGGACGATTCTCAATACGCTGGCCGACGGCAGTATCATCGCCGCACCAGACTCCTACAGCGGACATTTGCAGTGGGAACTGGTCTATCAGGATCTATCAGCCGCCGATGGGGCGCTGTTGCAAGGCCACTTCGCAAACTGCTTCGGACCATGGCTGCCCTTTGTGTTTATTGATCCCACAGCCAACATGCTCAGCAACAGTGCTGATTTTACGATTGGAATCTGGCAGTTGGGTCCGTCGGTGACAGTACAGCCGGGCGCGGCTGATCCATTTGGCGGCAAAAGCGCATTCACCGTGACTAATGCGGGTCAAACAACCCAGGAAATAAGCCAGACGATTACAGTTCCGGCTTGGTATCAGTACTGTTTCTCCATCTACGCGGCCTCTGCGACGCCGGCACAAGTGGAACTCATCCGGCGCGCCGATTCAAGCCAGAGCCTTACATTAAGCACGAACACCGCGTGGGCAAGGCTGGTGAGTTCGGGCCAGTTGGCTGGTTCAACAGAGACTACGTTTACGGTGGCCATAAGCCTGGCGGCGGGACAGCAAGTGATACTTTGTGCTCCGCAACTGGAACCTCAAATTGCGCCATCCACGTACAGCCCGACGCTAGGCAGCGGCGGCGTATATCCGAATGCGCATTGGGCCATGAACAGTCTGACGCTTAGCGCCGATTCGCCTTCGCAGTTCAATACAACCTGCATCATTGATACCAACCTCAACAAATAGAAGAAACCATGGGAACCATAAATCAGGCAAAGCAGTTGGCCTCCTCTGACACGCCTTTACTCTTTTTCACCTGCGTTCTGCCTACGGGGGACGTGGAATATTGGTGCTCGCATCAGATTGTGATGGCGGGTCAGCAATATTCGGCACGGGTTCTCAAGCACAATTTGTTCGATTTGCAGTTGTCAGCTGATGATGCGATGGACGGTATCTCGCAATTGTCCATGGTGCTGGCGAATGCTGACTCCTATATGTCGGAGTTAAACGCTTCCATCGGCTTCAAGGGGGCGCAACTGACGGTTTCCTTTGCGTTTGTGAACCTGTCCAGCGGCACGGTGAGTACTGAGAGCACGGTGTTATTCAATGGCACAGCAGGCGACCCGGAGGAAATTAGCGAAGATTCACTGACGCTGAGCTTTACCAACAAGCTCAATCTGCAGAGACTGCCAATTCCCGATGTGCGCATTCAAAGATCATGCCCTTGGAATTTTCCGGCCACAATTGACCAGCGAACCGAAGCCTCCACCGGCGGGAGCAAGGGCCGCTTCTCACGCTATTACCGCTGTGGTTACTCGGCCGATGTAGCGGGCGGCGTTGGCAACCTGAACGCTGGCCAGGCATACACCAGCTGCGATAAATCACGCGCAAATTGCACAGACCGGGGCATGTTCAGCACAGATGATAATGGCAACACCACCCGGCGCTTCGGCGGATTTGAGTTTGTGCCTACCGCCTACCTGGTGCGTACCGCCGGTGACAAGACAAGCCACTTGTCGGCAGTGATAGATAACACCGCGAAATATAACGATGCTGTACCCATGGTTTATGGCATTGGCTGGCTGAAAGCGCCGGTGATCTTTTCGCGCAATGACGGCAACCTGACTCACATGGAAGTTCTGTTAGGTTTGGGACAAATCAATGGCATTCTCAAGGTGGTGGTGAATGACGTGGAGATTCCGCTGGCAGTAGCTTCCACCGATCTGTCGGCAACGGGATGGTACAGCCTAATCTGCAACGGCAGCCGAAACGGGAGCTTCAATCTTGATTTTGTCGATGCGTCGGGCAATCCGCAGGGTGATCCCCATGGCAGCCTGGCAGTGCTCTCGGTAGTTGTGCCTAACCAGATCAGCACAGGAACTTCGGCGCCCAATGTCCAGGTGCTGGTGAATGGAATTCAGGTAGACACATATAATCCGGACGGATCCGTGCAGGTTTCCACCGTCAGCAACAATCCGGTCTGGGTCATTCTGGATATTTTGCAGCGCTCCGGTTGGTCACCCTCGGAATTGAATATTCCCTCGCTGGCGGCGGCGGCCAACTACTGCCAGGAACTGATATCGACTACGGACTTAAATGGCAATCCGCTGTTAATAAGCCGTTACGGGTGCAATCTGATTTTGACTAAACGGCAAAGCGCTGCCACCGTGATTCGCGGCATCCGGGTTGCCTCCAGCCTGATGATACGTTATGGGACGACCGGTTTATTAGAGCTGCTTTCAGAAAGTGCGCTGGCATCACAGCAGCCAACGCTGCCGGATGGATCAAACAGCACGGAGCAGTTGAATGGCGGATGGCCGGCTTATGAATTCAGTGATGGATCAGGGCCCTTTTCGGGTATCGTGCGAACTTCGAAAGGTGCATCAAGCGTCGTGCTCACAGCAAGAAGTATTGCTGAGACGTCAAACCGCTTGAGCGTTGAATTTCAGGATGAATCGAATGAGTATCAGCAGGATAGCCTCTCAGTGGTAGACTCCGACGACTCCGATCTGATCGGGTTCGAGGTAAGCAGCCAATCCACAGCACTGGGAATTACTAATTTCAGCCAGGCGACGCGGGTGCTTCTGCGGCAGTTAAATAAGCTGATCAGCGGGAACCTCTATGTGCAGTTCCAAACGAGTTTTCGGGCTTTGAAGGTGAGGCCCGGCGACATTATCACGCTTACTTACTTAAAGGAAGGCTTGATACGTCAGCCATTCCGGGTCCAGAAGCTTTCGCCTTCTCTGAATTATGAATTAGTGACAGTTCTGGCCCAGATTCATCAGGACGAATGGTATGGGGACAATGCCACTCTGCTTGGCGGCGCCGGCCGGCAGCCTGCTTCTTCGGTTGGCGTTCCGCTGCCGCTTATCGGCACGGTTCCCCATTATGACTCGAACAATAATCTGGAGTTTTTTGACTTTGGCATCTCCGACAGTTTGATTCAGCAGAAAGACGGCTCGGCCCTGGATAGTATTTCGGTGGCATTTACCGTTCCGTTGCAGCCGACGGCTAACTCCATGTATCTACCGCTGGTAAGTCTGTCGCCTCAGTATGCAAACAATGGCGGAACCATCGCCAGCGGAACGCAGGCTTATTATGCGGTGTCGGCCAGTGATGCGAATGGCGCGCAAAGCCCTTTATCGTTTACCATTCCAGCGATTGTTCCGGCTAGCGGGACATCTACGAATACAGTTACGCTGACGGGACTCAGCTTCCCCAGCAATGCTGTTACGTTCAGCGTGTACCGGGGTTCTACGCCGCAACTGATGTATTGCATCGCGTCAAACCAGAAGGTAACGTCTCCGTGCTCGTTCACAGACACCGGTTTATTGCAGGAACCGCTTGGGCCGCCGGATTCGAATTTTGACCACGCCAACTTTTATTACCGGTATGAATATGCGGGTCCTTTTCCGTGCGACACCTTTTCGGCTAACACCATTGGCTGGTCAAACATGGGTTCGGTGCCTGGCGCTTACGTGGGCTTTGTCGCCAGAATTACAGAGGGGACAGGCCGCAGGCAGGAGCGATCTATTCTTTCCAATGATGCAACGACGTTGACGGTGAATCCGGCTTGGTCTACTTTGCCGGCAATGGACAGCACCTTTGTGATTGCGGAAGCTTCGTGGCAACTGGCGGCCGTTTCTACATATAGTCCGGCTAAGTTCGATATTCCGTATGAGGCGGGAACGGTGGTTGAGATTACCGGGCGTGCGGCGAATGTAAATAATCAAGAGAGTAATCCTGATTTGGCGCCGTTGACGC